CCCCCTGCACACCCGTGCAAGACTTCGTACGGCTTAGTGAAATACCTCCCTTTTGTGGTTTTGTCTGTTTGTCGACTTTTTGTGTTGGTGGTGAGTGTTGTGCAGCCTGAGCTTCCTGATAGTCGTGATTGGTGTGGGGAGACGCGTCGTTGGTGGCGTGTGTGGGGTGAGGATAGTCGTGCGCAGTACGTGTCTGATGAGGAGTGGCTGTTTCTCATGGATGCTGCGGTGATTCATGATTGTGTGTGGCGTGAGGGTCGCGCGGATTTGGTGGCTTCTTTGCGTGCTCATGTGAAGGCTTTTATGGGTATGTTGGATCGGTATTCGGTTGATGTGGTGTCTGGTGGCCGTGGTGGGGGTTCTGCGGTGGCGATGATTGATCGGTATAGGAAGCGCAAGGGGGCCTGATTAGGTGTCTGGTGTTGTTGGGTCTCAGGTTCCTCGTCACCGTGTGGCTGCGGCGTATTCTGTGTCTGCTGGCGGTGATGCGGGTGAGCTTGGTAGGGCGTATGGGTTGACGCCTGATCCGTGGCAGCAGCAGGTGTTGGATGATTGGCTGGCTGTCGGTGGTAATGGCAGGCTTGCTTCTGGTGTGTGTGGGGTGTTTGTGCCTCGACAGAATGGCAAGAATGCTATTTTGGAGATTGTGGAGTTGTTTAAGGCGACTATTCAGGGTCGCCGTATTTTGCATACGGCTCACGAGTTGAAGTCGGCTCGTAAGGCGTTTATGCGGTTGCGTTCGTTTTTTGAGAATGAGCGGCAGTTTCCTGACTTGTATCGTATGGTGAAGTCGATTCGGGCGACGAATGGTCAGGAGGCTATTGTGTTGCATCATCCGGATTGTGCCACGTTTGAGCGTAAGTGTGGTTGTCCGGGTTGGGGTTCGGTTGAGTTTGTGGCCCGTTCTCGGGGTTCTGCTCGCGGGTTTACGGTTGATGATTTGGTGTGTGATGAGGCTCAGGAGTTGTCGGATGAGCAGTTGGAGGCTTTGCTTCCTACGGTGTCTGCGGCTCCTTCTGGTGATCCGCAGCAGATTTTCCTTGGCACGCCGCCGGGGCCGCTAGCGGACGGTAGCGTGGTGTTGCGTCTTCGCGGGCAGGCTTTGTCGGGTGGTAAAAGGTTTGCGTGGACGGAGTTTTCGATTCCTGACGAGTCTAACCCGGACGATTTAGCTAGACAATGGCGGAAATTGGCTGGGAATACTAATCCAGCCTTGGGTCGCCGCCTGAATTTCGGGACGGTGAGCGATGAGCATGAGTCGATGTCTGCTGCCGGTTTTGCTCGGGAGCGGCTTGGCTGGTGGGATCGTGGCCAGTCTGCTGCGTCTGTGATTCCTGCTGATAAGTGGGCTCAGTCTGCGGTGGATGAGGCGAGTCTGGTTGGCGGGAAAGTGTTTGGTGTCTCGTTTTCTCGTTCTGGGGATCGGGTTGCTTTGGCTGGTGCCGGCCGGACTGATGCTGGGGTTCATGTTGAGGTTATTGATGGGCTGTCGGGGACGATTGTTGATGGTGTGGGCCAGCTGGCTGACTGGTTGGCGGTTCGTTGGGGTGATACTGACCGGATCATGGTTGCCGGGTCTGGTGCGGTGTTGTTGCAGAAGGCGTTGACGGATCGTGGTGTTCCGGGCCGTGGCGTGATTGTGGCCGATACTGGTGTGTATGTGGAGGCTTGTCAGGCGTTTTTGGAGGGTGTCAGGTCGGGTGTGATCAGTCATCCTCGTGCCGATTCGAGGCGCGATATGTTGGATCTTGCTGTGAGGTCGGCGGTTCAGAAAAAGAAAGGCTCTGCGTGGGGTTGGGGTTCCTCGTTTAAGGATGGTTCTGAGGTTCCTTTGGAGGCTGTGTCGTTGGCGTTTTTGGGGGCTAAACGTGTTCGTCGTGGCCGTCGGGAGCGTAGTGGTAGGAAGCGGGTGTCTGTGGTATGAATTCGGATGAGTTGGCTCTGATTGAGGGCATGTACGATCGTATCCAAAGGTTGTCTTCGTGGCATTGTCGTATTGAGGGCTACTATGAGGGCTCGAGCCGGGTGCGTGATTTGGGGGTGGCTATTCCTCCGGAGTTGCAGCGTGTGCAAACGGTGGTGTCGTGGCCTGGTATAGCTGTGGATGCTTTGGAGGAGCGTCTGGATTGGCTTGGCTGGACTAATGGTGACGGCTACGGCCTGGATGGTGTGTATGCTGCGAATCGGCTTGCTACTGCGTCGTGTGATGTGCATTTGGATGCACTGATTTTTGGTTTGTCGTTTGTGGCTGTTATTCCCCGGGATGATGGGTCGGTGTTGGTTCGTCCGCAGTCACCAAAGAATTGTACGGGCAAGTTTTCGGCTGACGGGTCTCGTTTGGATGCTGGCCTTGTGGTGCAGCAGACGTGTGATCCTGAGGTTGTTGAGGCGGAGTTGTTGCTGCCTGATGTGATTGTTCAGGTGGAGCGGCGTGGGTCTCGTGAATGGGTTGAGACGGGCCGTATACCGAATGTGCTTGGGGCGGTTCCGTTGGTGCCGATTGTGAATCGTCGCCGTACTTCTAGGATTGATGGTCGTTCGGAGATTACGAGGTCTATTAGGGCTTACACTGATGAGGCTGTTCGCACACTGTTGGGGCAGTCTGTGAATCGTGATTTTTATGCGTATCCTCAACGTTGGGTTACGGGTGTGAGCGCGGATGAGTTTTCGCAGCCTGGCTGGGTCCTGTCGATGGCTTCTGTGTGGGCTGTGGATAAGGATGATGACGGTGATACCCCGAATGTGGGGTCGTTTCCTGTCAATAGTCCTACACCGTATTCGGATCAGATGAGGCTGTTGGCGCAGTTGACTGCGGGTGAGGCGGCTGTTCCGGAACGCTATTTCGGGTTTATCACGTCTAACCCGCCTAGTGGGGAGGCTTTGGCTGCCGAGGAGTCTCGGCTTGTGAAGCGTGCTGAACGCAGGCAGACGTCGTTTGGTCAGGGCTGGCTGTCGGTTGGTTTCTTGGCTGCCAGGGCGCTTGATTCGAGTGTTGATGAGGCCGCGTTTTTTGGTGATGTTGGTTTGCGTTGGCGTGATGCGTCGACGCCTACCAGGGCGGCTACGGCTGATGCTGTGACGAAGCTTGTTGGTGCCGGTATTCTTCCGGCGGATTCTCGGACGGTGTTGGAGATGTTGGGTTTGGATGATGTGCAGGTTGAGGCTGTGATGCGTCATCGTGCTGAGTCGTCTGATCCGTTGGCGGTGCTGGCTGGGGCTATTTCTCGTCAAACTAACGAGGTTTGATGAATGGCTTCGGGTGTTGCGTCGAGGCTTGCGGCGACTGAGTATCAGCGTGAGGCGGTCAGGTTTGCTGGGAAATACGCTGGGTATTATGCCGAGCTTGGTCGTTTGTGGCATTCCGGGAAGATGACAGATGCGCAGTATGTTCGTTTGTGTGTGGAGTTGGAGCGTGCCGGCCATGATGGTTCGGCATCGTTGGCTGCCAGGTTTGTGTCGGATTTTCGCCGGTTGAATGGTGTGGATCCGGGTTTGATCGTGTATGACGAGTTTGATGCTGCTGCGGCTTTGGCTAGGTCGTTTTCGACTATGAAGATTATGAATAGTGACCCGGATAGGGCGAATGATACTATTGATGCTATGGCGGCTGGTGTTAATCGGGCTGTCATGAATGCTGGTCGTGACACGGTTGAGTGGTCTGCGGGTGCGCAGGGTAGGTCGTGGCGTCGGGTGACTGATGGTGATCCGTGTGCTTTTTGTGCCATGTTGGCTACGAGGTCGGATTATACGACTAAGGAAAGGGCGCTTACTACTGGTCATACGCGGCGTCATAGGCGTGGTGGTAAGCGTCCGTTTGGTTCGAAGTATCATGATCATTGCGGTTGTACGGTGGTTGAGGTTGTTGGCCCTTGGGAGCCAAATAGGGCTGATGCCGAGTATCAGAGGACGTATGAGAAGGCTCGTGAGTGGGTTGATAATCATGGGTTGCAGCAGTCGCCTGGCAATATTTTGAAGGCTATGCGTACCGTTGGCGATATGCGATAATTTGATGTGGTTTCCGGTTGTGCGCCGCCGGTTATCGGTGCACAGGGTTGTCTCCCGCACGGGGGTCAACAATATTGTGTTGTTTTCCGCAAGGAGTGTAGGTTAGGCTATGGCCGATCAAAAAGTTGAAGAACAGAATGTCGACAATGATGCTGTTGAGCCCGGAAAGGGTGGAGACATTGTTGATGTTGTGAAGGATGAGCAGGCTGCCGGCGATGATCATGCCGGTGATGTTTCCGTGAAGGGTGAGGTTTCTGGGCCGTCTGGTACGGATTGGAAGGCTGAGGCTCGTAAGTGGGAGTCTCGTGCTAAAAGTAATTTCGCCGAGTTGGAGAAGCTTCGCGCCTCGGATGGTGATGCGGGGTCTGTGATTGATGATCTTCGCCGCAAGAATGAGGAACTCGAAGACCGGATCAACGGGTTTGTTCTTGAGGGTGTGAAGCGCGAGGTGGCTTCAGAGTATGGTTTGTCCAGTGATGCGATCGCTTTCTTGTCGGGTGGCGATAAGGAGTCGCTTGCCGAGTCTGCGAAAGCTTTGAAGGGTTTGATCGACCATAGTAGTGGTGGCGCGGGTGTGCGCCGTCTTGCGGGGAGTGCCCCCGTTGATGATGTTAAACGACGTGAGGGTGTCGCGTTTGTGGATGCTCTTGTCAATAATTCTAGGAGATGATTTGTGATGGCTGACGATTTTCTTTCTGCAGGGAAGCTTGAGCTTCCTGGTTCTATGATTGGTGCGGTTCGTGACCGTGCTATCGATTCTGGTGTTTTGGCGAAGCTTTCGCCGGAGCAGCCGACTATTTTTGGCCCTGTTAAGGGTGCTGTGTTTAGTGGTGTTCCTCGCGCTAAGATTGTTGGTGAGGGCGAGGTTAAGCCTTCCGCTTCGGTGGATGTTTCGGCGTTTACTGCGCAGCCTATCAAGGTTGTGACTCAGCAGCGTGTCTCGGACGAGTTTATGTGGGCTGATGCTGATTACCGTCTGGGTGTGCTTCAGGATCTGATTTCGCCTGCTTTGGGTGCTTCGATTGGTCGCGCCGTGGATTTGATTGCTTTCCATGGTGTTGATCCTGCCACTGGTAAGCCTGCCGCGGCTGTCAAGGTGTCGCTGGATGAGACGAAGCATATTGTTGATGCCACGGATTCTGCTACGACCGATCTGGTCAAGGCTGTCGGCCTTATAGCTGGGGCCGGTTTGCAGGTTCCTAACGGTGTTGCTTTGGATCCCGCGTTCTCGTTTGCCCTGTCTACTGAGGTGTATCCGAAGGGGTCTCCGCTTGCCGGCCAGCCTATGTATCCTGCCGCCGGGTTTGCTGGTTTGGATAATTGGCGTGGCTTGAATGTTGGTGCTTCTTCGACTGTTTCTGGCGCCCCGGAGATGTCGCCTGCCTCTGGTGTTAAGGCTATTGTGGGTGATTTCTCTCGTGTTCATTGGGGTTTCCAGCGTAACTTCCCGATCGAGCTTATCGAGTATGGTGACCCGGATCAGACTGGGCGTGACCTGAAGGGCCATAATGAGGTTATGGTTCGTGCCGAGGCTGTGCTGTATGTGGCTATCGAGTCGCTTGATTCGTTTGCTGTTGTGAAGGAGAAGGCTGCCCCGAAGCCTAATCCGCCGGCCGAGAACTGATTTATTGTTGCGGTGATGTGTCAATGTGCAGGGGGTGGTGTTGATGGGTATCATTTTGAAGCCTGAGGATATTGAGCCTTTCGCCGATATTCCTAGAGAGAAGCTTGAGGCGATGATTGCCGATGTGGAGGCTGTGGCTGTCAGTGTCGCCCCCTGTATCGCTAAACCGGATTTCAAATACAAGGATGCCGCTAAGGCTATTCTGCGCAGGGCTTTGTTGCGCTGGAATGATACTGGCGTGTCGGGTCAGGTGCAGTATGAGTCTGCGGGTCCTTTCGCTCAGACTACACGGTCTAGTACTCCCACGAATTTGTTGTGGCCTTCTGAGATTGCCGCGTTGAAGAAGCTGTGTGAGGGTGATGGTGGGGCTGGTAAAGCGTTCACTATTACACCGACCATGAGGAGTAGTTTCACTCATTCTGAGGTGTGTTCCACGGTGTGGGGTGAGGGTTGCTCGTGCGGATCGAATATTAACGGCTACGCTGGCCCTTTGTGGGAGATATGATATGACCAGTTTTCCGTATGGTGAAACGGTTGTGATGCTTCAACCGACTGTTCGTGTCGATGATCTTGGTGACAAGGTTGAGGATTGGGGGCATCTTGTAGAAACCGTGTACCATAACGTGGCAATCTATGCTTCCGTGTCGCAGGAGGATGAGGCTGCCGGCCGTGACTCTGACTATGAGTATTGGTCGATGCTTTTCAAGCAGTCTGTTGTGGGTGCTGATTATCGTTGCAGGTGGCGTATCCGGGGTGTGGTGTGGGAGGCTGACGGGTCTCCTATGGTGTGGCATCATCCGATGTCTGGCTGGGATGCTGGTACGCAGATCAATGTGAAGCGTAAGAAGGGCTGATGGGTAGTGGCTCAGGATGTGAATGTGAAGCTGAACTTGCCGGGTATTCGTGAGGTGTTGAAGTCTTCTGGGGTTCAGGCTATGTTGGCTGAGCGTGGCGAGCGTGTCAAGCGTGCGGCCTCGGCGAATGTGGGCGGTAACGCTTTCGATAAGGCCCAATATCGTAATGGTTTGTCGTCGGAGGTGCAGGTTCACCGTGTTGAGGCTGTGGCGAGGATTGGCACCACCTATAGGGGTGGTAAAAGGATTGAGGCGAAGCATGGCACGTTGGCTCGTTCGATTGGGGCGGCGTCGTGATCGTCTACGATGATCCCAGGAAGTGGGCTAAACGTGTGTTGGCGGATGATGGCTGGCTGTCTGGGATACCGTGTACAGGGACGGTGCCTGACGATTTCGGCGGTGACCTGATTTGGTTGGCGTTGGATGGTGGCCCGCAGTTGCATGTGCGTGAGCGTGTTTTTTTGCGGGTGAATGTGTTTTCTGATACGCCGGATCGTGCTATGTCGTTAGCCAGGCGTGTTGAGGCTGTGCTGGCTGATGGTGTGGACGGTGACCCGGTGGTGTTTTGTAGGCGTTCTACTGGCCCTGATTTGCTGGTTGATGGTGCACGTTTTGATGTGTATTCGCTTTTTGAGCTGATATGCAGGCCTGTCGAATCCGAGTAAACGTATTTGTTTTCTATATTTTGTTTTTGTTTGATTATTTTTGGGGGGTTATGATGGCTGGAACACGTAAAGCGTCTAATGTTCGTTCCGCGGTTACGGGTGACGTTTATATTGGTAAAGCTCATGCTGGTGATACTATTGATGGTGTGAAGGAGGTTCCTTCCGGTCTTACCGCTTTGGGGTATCTGTCTGATGACGGGTTTAAGATTAAGCCTGAGCGTAAAACGGATGATTTGAAGGCTTGGCAGAATGCGGATGTTGTTCGCACGGTGGCTACGGAGTCGTCTATCGAGATTTCTTTCCAGCTGATCGAGTCTAAGAAAGAGGTTATCGAACTGTTTTGGCAGTCGAAGGTTACTGCCGGAGCCGATTCGGGTTCGTTCGATATTTCTCCTGGCGCCACCACTGGCGTGCACGCTTTACTGATGGATATTGTTGATGGTGATCAGGTTATTCGCTACTATTTCCCTGAGGTTGAGCTTATCGATCGTGACGAGATCAAGGGCAAGAATGGCGAAGTGTACGGGTATGGTGTGACGTTGAAGGCTTACCCTGCCCAGATTAATAAGAAGGGTGACGCGGTGTCTGGTCGGGGGTGGATGACGGCTTTAAAAGCTGATACTCCTCCGACTCCTCCTCCGGCCCCGGTTCCTCCGAAGCCTCAGCCGGATCCGAATCCGCCGTCCGATAACTGATACATGATTTTAGGGGATTGTTGATAGATGAGTGACACGGGTTTCACGTTGAAGATTGGTGACCGTAGCTGGGTGTTGGCGGATGCTGAGGAGACGGTGCAGGCTGTTCCTGCCCGCGTGTTTCGTCGTGCCGCCAGGATTGCCCAGTCGGGGGAGTCTGCGGATTTCGCCCAGGTTGAGGTGATGTTTTCTATGTTGGAGGCTGCCGCCCCGGCTGACGCCGTGGAGGCCTTGGAGGGGCTTCCTATGGTTCGTGTGGCCGAGGTTTTCCGTCAGTGGATGGAATACAAGCCTGACCAGAAAGCGGCCTCTTTGGGGGAATAGTTTGGCTCCACGGCCTGATTGATGATTATCGTGGGGCCATCGAATACGATTTCCGCACCAAGTTTGGTGTTTCTGTTTATAGTGTTGGTGGCCCGCAGATGTGTTGGGGTGAGGCTGTCCGGCTGGCTGGCGTGTTGTGTAGTGACACGTCTAGCCAGTTGGCGGCCCACCTGAATGGTTGGCAGCGCCCGTTTGAGTGGTGTGAGTGGGCTGTGTTGGACATGTTGGATCATTACAGGTCTGCTAATAGTGAGGGGCAGCCGGAGCCTGTGGCGAGGCCTACGGATGAGCGTAGGGCCCGGTTTACGTCTGGGCAGGTGGACGATATTTTGGCGCGTGTTCGTGCCGGTGGCGGGGTGTCTCGCGAGATTAATATTATGGGGTGAATAGTGTATGTCTGGTGAGATTGCTTCCGCATATGTGTCGTTGTATACGAAGATGCCTGGTTTGAAGGCGGATGTTGGTAAACAGCTTTCTGGGGTGATGCCTGCTGAGGGTCAGCGTTCGGGTAGCTTGTTTGCTAAGGGTATGAAGTTGGCTCTTGGTGGCGCCGCAATGGTGGGTGCTATCAATGTTGCTAAGAAGGGTTTGAAGTCTATCTATGATGTGACTATTGGTGGCGGTATTGCTCGCGCTATGGCTATTGATGAGGCTCAGGCTAAGTTGACTGGTTTGGGTCATACGTCTTCTGACACGTCTTCGATTATGAATTCGGCTATTGAGGCTGTGACTGGTACGTCGTATGCGTTGGGTGATGCGGCTTCTACTGCGGCGGCGTTGTCTGCTTCGGGTGTGAAGTCTGGCGGGCAGATGACGGATGTGTTGAAGACTGTCGCCGATGTGTCTTATATTTCGGGTAAGTCGTTTCAGGATACGGGCGCTATTTTTACGTCTGTGATGGCCCGCGGTAAGTTGCAGGGCGATGACATGTTGCAGCTTACGATGGCTGGTGTTCCTGTGTTGTCTTTGCTTGCCAGGCAGACGGGTAAAACGTCGGCTGAGGTGTCGCAGATGGTGTCGAAGGGGCAGATTGATTTTGCCACGTTTGCGGCTGCGATGAAGCTTGGTATGGGTGGTGCTGCGCAGGCGTCTGGTAAGACGTTTGAGGGCGCTATGAAGAATGTTAAGGGCGCCTTGGGCTATCTTGGTGCTACGGCTATGGCGCCGTTTCTTAACGGCCTGCGGCAGATTTTTGTTGCGTTGAATCCGGTTATTAAGTCTATCACGGATTCTGTGAAGCCGATGTTTGCTGCCGTCGATGCTGGTATTCAGCGTATGATGCCGTCTATTTTGGCGTGGATTAATCGTATGCCGGGCATGATTACGAGAATGAATGCACAGATGCGCGCCAAGGTGGAGCAGTTGAAGTGCATTTTTGCGAGAATGCATTTGCCGGTCCCTAAAGTGAATTTGGGTGCCATGTTTGCTGGCGGCACAGCAGTGTTCGGTATTGTTGCTGCGGGTGTTGGGAAGCTTGTTGCGGGGTTTGCCCCGTTGGCGGTGTCGTTGAAGAATCTGTTGCCGTCGTTTGGTGCTTTGAGGGGTGCCGCTGGGGGGCTTGGTGGCGTGTTTCGCGCCCTGGGTGGCCCTGTTGGTATTGTTATCGGGCTGTTTGCTGCCATGTTTGCTACGAACGCCCAGTTCCGTGCCGCTGTTATGCAGCTTGTGGGGGTTGTTGGCCGGGCTTTGGGGCAGATCATGGTCGCTATTCAGCCACTGTTCGGTATTGTTGCTGGCGTGGTTGCCAGGTTGGCTCCCGTTTTTGGCCAGATTATCGGTATGGTTGCTGGTTTGGCTGCCCGGCTGGTTCCTGTTATTGGTATGCTTATTGCCCGGCTGGTTCCTGTTATCACCCAGATTATTGGTATGGTAACCCAGGTTGCTGCCATGTTGTTGCCTATGCTGATGCCGGTTATTCAGGCTGTTGTTGCTGTGATACGGCAGGTTATTGGTGTGATCATGCAGTTGATACCTGTTTTGATGCCGGTTGTGCAGCAGATTTTGGGTGCTGTCATGTCTGTTTTGCCGCCGATTGTTGGTTTGATACGGTCGCTGATACCGGTGATCATGTCTGTTATGCGTGTGGTGGTGCAGGTTGTTGGTGCCGTGCTACAGGTGGTGGCCCGTATTATTTCGGTTGTTATGCCGATTTATGTTTCGGTGATTGGATTCATTGCCAAGATTTATGCTGCGGTTATCGTTTTTGAGGCTAAGGTTATTGGCGCTATTCTTCGTACTATTACGTGGATTGTGAATCATTCAGTGTCTGGCGTGAGGTCTATGGGCACGGCCATCTTGAATGGCTGGAATCATATTAGAGCGTTTACGTCTGCGTTTATTAACGGTTTCAAGTCGATCATTTCTGGCGGTGTGAACGCGGTTGTGGGGTTTTTTGCCCGGCTTGGTTCTTCTGTTGCTTCTCATGTGAGGTCTGGTTTTAACGCGGCTCGTGGTGCTGTTTCTTCTGCGATGAATGCTATCCGGAGTGTTGTGTCTTCGGTGGCGTCTGCTGTTGGCGGGTTTTTCAGTTCGATGGCGTCTAGGGTTCGTAGTGGTGCTGTGCGCGGGTTTAATGGTGCCCGGAGTGCGGCTTCTTCTGCTATGCATGCTATGGGGTCCGCTGTGTCTAGTGGTGTGCATGGTGTGCTGGGTTTTTTCCGGAATTTGCCTGGCAATATTCGGCATGCTCTCGGTAATATGGGGTCCCTGTTGGTGTCTGCTGGCCGTGATGTGGTGTCTGGTTTGGGTAATGGTATCCGGAATGCTATGAGTGGCCTGTTGGATACGGTGCGTAATATGGGTTCTCAGGTTGCGAATGCGGCGAAGTCTGTGTTGGGTATTCATTCCCCGTCTCGGGTGTTTCGTGACCAGGTTGGCCGCCAGGTGGTTGCCGGTTTGGCTGAGGGGATCACCGGTAATGCCGGTTTGGCGTTGGATGCGATGTCGGGTGTGGCTGGCCGGCTGCCTGATGCGGTTGATGCCCGGTTTGGTGTGCGATCGTCGGTGGGCTCGTTTACCCCGTATGGCAGGTATCAGCGTGCGAATGATAAGAGTGTTGTGGTGAATGTGAATGGGCCTACTTATGGTGATCCTAACGAGTTTGCGAAGCGGATTGAGCGGCAGCAGCGTGACGCTTTGAACGCGTTGGCTTACGTGTGATTGGGGGTGTTGTGCATGTTTATTCCTGACCCGTCTGATCGTTCTGGTTTGACTGTGACATGGTTTATGGATCCGCTGTTTGGTGGGGAGCGTGTGCTTCATTTGACGGATTATACGGGGTCGTCTCCTGTCATGTTGTTGAATGATTCGTTGCGCGGTTTGGGTGTTCCCGAGGTTGAGCATTTTTCTCAAACACATGTTGGGGTGCACGGCTCGGAGTGGCGCGGGTTTAATGTGAAGCCTCGCGAGGTGACATTACCGGTTTTGGTGTCGGGTGTTGACCCGGATCCTGATGGCGGGTTTCGTGACGGTTTTTTGAAGGCGTATGACGAGTTGTGGTCTGCTTTTCCTCCTGGCGAGGAGGGGGAGTTGTCGGTGAAGACTCCTGCCGGCCGTGAGCGTGTGCTACGGTGCCGGTTTGATTCGGTGGATGACACGTTTACGGTGGATCCGGTTAATCGTGGCTATGCGCGCTATCTGTTGCATTTGACAGCTTATGACCCGTTTTGGTATGGGGATGAGCAGAAGTTTCGTTTCAGTAACGCGAAGTTGCAGGATTGGTTGGGTGGCGGCCCTGTCGGCAAGGATGGTACGGCGTTTCCTGTGGTGTTGACGCCTGGTGTTGGTTCGGGTTGGGATAACCTGTCTAATAAGGGTGATGTGCCTGCGTGGCCTGTGATTCGTGTTGAGGGTCCTTTGGAGTCGTGGTCTGTGCAGATTGATGGTTTGCGTGCGTCTTCGGATTATCCTGTCGAGGAGTATGATTGGATCACTATTGACACGGATCCTCGTAAACAGTCTGCATTGTTGAACGGGTTTGAGGATGTGATGGATCGTTTGACAGAGTGGGAATTTGCGCCTATCCCGCCTGGCGGTTCTAAGAGTGTGAATATTGAGATGGTTGGTTTGGGTGCCATTGTTGTGTCGGTGCAGTACAGGTTTTTGAGGGCTTGGTGAATAGTTGATGGCTGGTCTTGTTCCGCAGATAACATTGTTTACGCCGGATTATCGCCGTGTGGCGCCTATCAATTTTTTTGAATCATTGAAGTTGTCGTTGAAGTGGAATGGTTTGTCCACTTTGGAGTTGGTGGTGTCGGGTGATCATTCCAGGCTTGACGGGTTGACTAGGCCGGGTGCACGGCTGGTTGTTGATTATGGTGGTGGCCAGATTTTTTCTGGGCCTGTGCGTAAGGTTCATGGTGTGGGTCCGTGGCGTTCTTCGCGGGTGACGATCACGTGCGAAGATGATATCCGCCTGTTGTGGCGTATGCTGATGTGGCCTGTGAATTATCGCCCCGGTATGGTTGGTATGGAGTGGCGTGCCGACAGGGATTATGCCCACTATTCGGGTGCGGCTGAGTCGGTTGCTAAGCAGGTGTTGGGGGATAATGCTTGGCGTTTTCCGCCTGGTTTGTTTATGAACGATGATGAGAGTCGTGGCCGCTATATTAAGGATTTTCAGGTGCGGTTCCACTTGTTTGCCGACAAGTTGTTGCCGGTGTTGTCGTGGGCTCGGATGACTGTCACGGTGAACCAGTTTGAGAATGCGAAGTTTGATCAGCGTGGTTTGGTGTTTGATTGTGTGCCGGCTGTGACCCGGAAGCATGTGTTGACTGCCGAGTCTGGGTCTATTGTGTCGTGGGAGTATGTGCGTGAAGCCCCGAAGGCTACGTCTGTGGTGGTTGGTGGCCGCGGCGAGGGTAAGGATCGGTTGTTTTGTGAGGATGTTGATTCGATGGCCGAGGGGGATTGGTTTGATCGTGTCGAGGTGTTTAAGGATGCCCGTAACACGGATTCTGAGCATGTGCATCTCATCGATGAGGCTGAGCAGGTGTTGTCCGAGTTGGGGGCCACGTCGGGGTTTAAGATCGAGTTGGCTGAGTCGGATGTGTTGCGGTTTGGGCCAGGCAATCTGATGCCCGGGGATCTTATCTATGTGGATGTGGGTTCTGGCCCGATTGCGGAGATTGTTCGGCAGATTGATGTGGAGTGTGATTCGCCTGGTGATGGTTGGACGAAGGTGACACCGGTTGCGGGGGATTATGAGGATAATCCGTCGGCTTTGCTGGCTCGCCGTGTGGCTGGTTTGGCTGCGGGTGTGCGGGATTTGCAAAAATTCTAGTAAGTGATTGGGGTTTGTTGTGGGTATTGTGTGTAAAGGGTTTGATGGTGTGTTGACCGAGTATGATTGGGCTCAAATGTCTGGTCTGATGGGTAATATGCCGTCGGTTAAGGGTCCTGACGATTTTCGTGTAGGCACTACGGTTCAGGGTGCCACAGTGTTGTGTGAGGTTTTGCCGGGGCAGGCTTGGGCTCACGGGGTGATGTGCACGTCGAATAGTGTTGAGACGGTGACGGGGCAGCTGCCTGGTCCTGGTGAGACCCGATACGACTATGTTGTTTTGTCTCGGGATTGGGAGCAGAACACAGCCAGGTTGGAGATTGTTCAGGGTGGCCGTGCGGAGCGTGCCCGTGACGTGTTGCGTGCCGAGCCTGGCGTGTTTCATCAGCAGTTGTTGGCTACTTTGGTGTTGTCGTCTAACGGGTTGCAGCAGCAGCTGGATAGGCGTGCTATTGCGGCTAGGGTGGCGTTTGGCGAGTCTGCTGCGTGTGATCCTACCCCGGTGGAGGGTGACCGGGTGATGGTTCCTTCGGGGGCAGTGTGGGCTAACCATGCCGGCGAGTGGATGTTGCTGTCCCCGCGGATTGAGACGGGTTCTAAGTCGATCATGTTTGGCGGGTCTGCTGTGTATGCTTACACGATTCCGTTTGATCGCCAGTTTGGTAGTCCGCCGGTTGTGGTGGCGTCTATGGCTACGGCGGCTGGGGGCACGGCACAGATTGATGTGAAAGCCTACAATATTACTAATAAGGATTTTGGTTTGGCGTTTATTACGAATGATGGTTCGAAGCCTTCTGGTGTGCCTGCGGTGGCTAACTGGATTGCTGTCGGCGTGTGACTGTACAGGTGTTGTGGCGGATGGTGTGATGTTGGGGGGGGGGCTGTGGTGTCGTGGTTTACTCCTGCACTGGTGGCCTCTATTTGTACCGCGTTGGCCACGGTTTTGGGTTCTGTTCAGGCTGTCACATCCCGGTCTAGGAAGCGTTTACGCAGGCTGTCTGCGCAGGTAGATGCGATGGAAGAGTATACGTGGGGTGTGCGGCGCGAGGTGCGAAGGTTTAACGCTGGGCTTCCTGATGATGTGGAGCCGATGCATCTTCCTGATTTGCCCGAGTTTTTGAAAGATACTGTTGACGGTGGAGGTGAGTAGGGTTGAGGGAGTTGGAGGAGGAGAAGCGGCAGCGCCGCAATTTTGAGAAGGCTTCACTGGTGTTGTTGTTTTTGTCGCTTGTGCTGTTGGCGGTGGTTGCTGCGGGTGCTTTGCGGTACGGGTCCGTGGCTTCCCAAAGGGATTCGGAGCAGGCTAAAGCTCAGTCTAATGGTACAGCCGCTAAAGGGTTGGCTGCCCGTGTGAAGCAGGCGTGTGCTTCGGGTGGGGTGGAGTCTGCGCGGCTTCACCGTTCTGGTTTGTGTGTTGATGCTGTGCGTGTTGAGCGGAGTGTGCAGGGTGTGCCTGGCCCGGCCGGCGAGCGCGGACCGCAAGGCCCTGCAGGTGCTGACGGCCGGGATGGTGTTAATGGTTCGGCGGGGCTGGTTGGCCCTGTTGGTCCGCAGGGTTCTCCTGGTTTGAATGGTGTGAAAGGTCCTGACGGGTTGCCTGGCGCTAACGGTTCGGATGGCCATGATGGTGTTCCGGGCCGTGCAGGTGCTGACGGTGTGAACGGCGCTGATGGTCGGGATGGCCCGGCCGGTGAGCGCGGTGATGTGGGCCCTTCCGGTCCTGCCGGCCCGCAAGGTGCACAGGGTGAGCGCGGTGATGTGGGCCCTTCCGGTGCGAACGGATCCGATGGTAAAGATGGTAAGGATGGGCGCTCGGTGGTGTCTGTGTACTGTTCTGAGGGCCGCCTGGTTGTGAAATATAGTGACGGTGTGGCGTCCACGATATCGGGTTCGGTGGCCTGTCGGGGTGTGAAACCGTCGCCTATAGTTACTATATCATCCCACAAATAGAAAGGAGTGGCTGTGATGGTAGTGTTTGGTGGTGGTGTGTGGTGAGATACATTCCTGCAGCGCATCACTCTGCCGGTTCGAATAGTCCGGTGAATAGGGTTGTGATTCATGCGACGTGCCCGGATGTGGGGTTTCCGTCTGCCTCGCGTAAAGGGCGGGCTGTGTCCACGGCAAACTATTTCGCGTCCCCATCATCGGGTGGTTCGGCGCATTACGTCTGCGATATTGGGGAGACGGTGCAGTGCTTGTCGGAGTCTACGATTGGGTGGCATGCCCCGCCGAATCCGCATTCTTTGGGTATAGAGATTTGCGCGGATGGGGGTTCGCATGCCTCGTTCCGGGTGCCGGGACATGCTTACACGAGGGAGCAGTGGCTGGATCCTAGGGTGTGGCCTGCCGTGGATAAGGCTGCCATCCTGTGTAGACGTTTGTGTGACAAATATAATGTTCCGAAAAGGAAGCTTAGTGCAGCCGATTTGAAGGCTGGCAGGCGGGGCATCTGCGGGCATGTGGATGTTACGGATGCGTGGCATCAGTCGGATCATGACGATCCTGGGCCATGGTTTCCGTGGGACAAATTTATGGCCGTAGTCTGCGGCGGTAGTGGTAGTGAGGAGTTAACTGTGGCTGATGTGAAAGCCTTGCATGATCAGATTAAACAATTGTCTGCTCAGCTTACTGGTTCGGTGAATAAGCTGCACCATGATGTTGGTGTGGTTCAGGTACAGAATGGTGATTTGGGTAAACGTGTTGATGCCCTGTCGTGGGTGAAGAATCCTGTGACGGGGAAGCTGTGGCGCACCAAGGATGCCCTGTGGAGTGTCTGGTATTACGTGTTGGAGTGTCGTAGCCGTATTGACAGGCTTGAGTCTGCTGTTAACGGTTTGAAAAAGTGATGGTGGTTTGTTGTGGGTAAACAGTTTTGGTTAGGTTTACTGGAGCGGGCGGCTAAGACTTTTGTGCAAACGTTTGTTGCTGTGCTTGGGGTGACGGCGGGTGTCACGTATACTGCGGAGTCGTTTCGCGGTTTGCCGTGGGAGTCTGCCCTGATTACGGCCGGGGTTGCTGCGGTCCTGTCGGTTGCTACCTCGTTTGGTAGCCCAGCGTTTGTGGCCGGCCAGCCCGGCAAGAAGCCCCAGGTGGATGCGGGTTTGGTTCCACCGGATGATGGGGGCTTGGTTGAGCCGCACTCGGTGGATGTGTCGGATCCTGGCATGATTGAGCCTGTAGACGATGCGGATGGTTTTGCCGGCTATGAGCCTCGGCGTGCGGCCGAGTCGGAGGTTGGCATGGTAGAGTCTACTGTTGCATAAGTGAATATAGATGTGTGCCCCAGCGGTGCTGCCACGATCGTGTGGTGGTTGCCTCTGGGGCACTATTTCTGTTTATGTGGTGTGGCTATGATTCGTTGCTGTCGATGGTGTCTTCGAGCATCTGATACAGGTGGAGGCAGGTGCAGATAGTTTCGCTGGCCTGGTCGAGAACGTTCCGGCCGATAACATTTTTGTGATTGTCGCGGTGGCGGATGATAGCCCACATGATCTCGTCGGCTGCCGCCTGCAATAGTTTAGCCTGGTATGCGATTCCGGCGAGCCAGTCTAGCGCCTCCTGGCTTGCATAGGGGCTCTGGTCCTCGCTGTTGCCACGGGTGTTGCTGTTGTTTGGGTGTCCTGCACTGTCGCAAAACCACAGGATTTCGCTGCACTCGTCTAGCGTGTCCTGATCGATAGCGAGATCGTCGAGGCTGACGTCGTTGACGGTAAGGTTCACGTTGTCGAGGGAGATGGGTACACCGTACTGGTTTTCGACACTGTCAACAATGTTTTCCAGCTGTTGCATGTTGGTGGGTTGTTGTTGGACGATACGGTGTATCGCTGTGTTGAGGGTGGTGTAGGTGATATTGTGTGTGTTGTTCATGGCTGTTGTCCCATCTCTGTGCTGTCGTCTGGATAGTATCGACTGTTTGCGTATCCTGTGAGGGTGATGAGTGTTTGGTCTGCCCACTGTTTCACAGTCTGCCGGGTGACACCCAATCGCTGGGCGGCTGTGGCGTAGGTTTGGTCGTACCCGTAGACTTCCCTGAACGCTGCCAACCGTGCCAAATGTTTTCGCTGTTTGGATGGCGGGCAGGTGAGGGTGTAGTCGTCGATGGCGAGCTGTAAATCGATCATGGTGACAATGTTGTTGCCGTGGTGTTGTGGCGCGGTTGGTGGGGGTGGCATTCCTGGTTCAACACTCGGTTTCCATGGTCCGCCGTTCCAGATCCATTGGGCGGCTTGGATGATGTCGGCGGTGGTGTATGTGTGGTTCACTGGTCATCCCCTGAATAGGTTGTCGAGGTTGTCTGGGTTGCTGGTGTTGGTGGTGTCGAATCGTCCTACACAGTGGCAGTAGTCGTACATGAGTTTGATAATGTGTTGGTGGTCGCCGAGGTAGGTGTTTCCGCTGATGCTGTAGGTGGCTGTGCCGTCTTTACTGATGGTGTATTTGGCGGTGATGGTTTCGGGGTTTTCTGTGTTGGTGATGATGGCTGTGGTGGTGGTGCCTACGGTTTGCAGCACGGTGGTTTGGGTTCCGTCGTCGATGGTGGTTTTAACCATGGTGTGTGTTTTCCCTTCTAGATGCTGGTTTGGTTGTCGGCTAGATGAATAATATCGGGTAAAGGTTTCGGCTGGTCTAGGTGTTGTATGGTTTTGTTGGCTAGCCGTTTGGCTACCCTGTAACACATTTTGGTGTAGTGTTTGTTGTCTAGGTTGTGGTATTGTTCCCGCACCGCAATATATAGCAAAGAGTCTTGGTACAGGTCGTCTGCACTTATTGCGGGGTAGTGTGTGGCTGTTTTGGTGCATGCCCGGTTGAGTGTGCGTAGATGATGGTCTGTGGCCCACACCCACGATGCGGTGGTGGCTAGGTCGGCTTTTGTTGGTCGTCTGCTCATGGCACTATTACCTGGCTATCTGGTAGTTGTTTGGTGTTTTGTTGTTGATAGTGTAGCATACTAGTCCGGGGTTGCCGGTGGTGCCTGTGCGGTGCCGGTACCATGTGGATTCGCCTTCCATGGATGGGCATTGGATGAAGGTGCGTTGTCCTTGCTCGGAGATTTCTAGGTGGTGCCGGTGCCCGGCCATGAGGATGTGGGATGTGGTGCCGTTGTGGAATTCTTGTCCGCGCCACCATTCGTAGTGTTGGTTGTTGCGCCATTGGTGTCCGTGGGCGTGCAGGATTTGCGTACCGGCCACATCGACGGTGGTGGTCATTTCGTCCCGTTGGGGGAAGTGGAAGTGAAGGTTGGGGTATTGGTTGTTGAGTTGGTAGGCTTCTGCGATGGCCCGGCAGCAGTCCACATCGAAGGAGTCATCGTAGGTGGTGACGCCTTTACCGAAGCGCACGGCTTCACCGTGGTTGCCAGGGATGGATGTGATGGTGACGTTGGCGCAGTGGTCGAACATGTGGACGAGTTGCATCATGGCCATGCGGGTGAGCCTGATTTGTTCCGTCAAGGGTGTTTGTGTGCGCCAGGCGTTGTTGCCTCCTTGTGACACGTATCCTTCGATCATGTCGCCGAGGAATGCGATGTGGACTCGTTCGGGTTTGCCCGCCTGTTGCCAGTAGTGTTTGGCGGATGTGAGGGAGTGCAAATAGTCGTCTGCGAAGTGTGCTGTTTCCCCGCCGGGGATGCCTTTGCCGATTTGGAAGTCTCCCGCCCCTACCACGAACGCAACATTGCTGTAGTCGGTGTGGGTGTTGTCGGCTGGTTTTGGGGGCATCCATTCGGCTAGTTTATCGACGAGTTCGTCTACAGGGTAGGGGTTTGTTGCGGGTTGGTGGTCGATGATTTTTTGTATGGATCGGCCTGTTTCTCCGTTGGGGAGTGTCCATTCGGAGATGCGTGTGCGGCGTACGGTGCCGTTGGCGAGATCATCATTAATGGTGTCGATGGCGTTGTCGTGGTTGGCTAGCTGGGTGAGGAGTCGATCTATATTGTCTATCACTGGTTTTCCTCCTCTTGTGGGGTGGTGCTGGCTTGTTTGCGGCGGTAGTCTTTGATGACGGTGGCGGAGATGGGGTATCCGGCTTGGGTGAGCATTTGGGCTAGCTGTGTGGCGGGTATAGACCTGTCGGCGAGGACGTCTGCGGCTTTGCGGCCGTAGCGTTGAATAAGGGTTTCAGTTTTGGTTGCCATGATGTCCTAGAGGTTGTGTGGCGGGCTGCCATCCTGTGCGGCAGTCGCCGTCGTGTCCTGGTTTGCGTGTGCACCACGTGATGGTTCCGTCTGTGTGGTTGAGTGTTTTTCCGCACATGACGTTTTGTAGATGCTCCGGCAGCTGGTCACTCTGGTTGCTGGTTTGTGTGTCGAAGAGTGTTTTCTGGTTGGTGAAATGCTCGGACACGGTGCCGTTGTGGACTGGTAGTATCCATGTTTTCCATTGTTGTTGTAGCCGGGTGTTCCAGTGGAATTGTTTGGCCGCGTTCATGGCTTGTTTTAAGGTTTTGTAGTAGCCTACAATGATTCGCTGATGGTTGTTGTCTGGCTGGTGTGGCCCTTTCCAATATTGGGCGGCTACAGCGTACCTGTTGTTGTCGGTGAAGCGCTCCCAGCAGTATTCGATGATGTGCTGTAGTACACTATCGGGAATGTCTTGTGCTTGGTTTGCGTTGAGCCATTCGGCTTCGATGATGTTGTGTATAGCGTGTTTGTCTTTGGTGGTGGGTTTGAACGAGATACTCACGATCGTACCGGCTGGTCGTCTTGCATGAACTGGTTGAAGGTGTTGTTCCCGGCGTGTTGGGCTTGTGTGATTTGCTGGTCAGTCCAGTCTGGGTGTTGCTGTTTCAGATAGTACCAGTGGCACGCATCATATGTTTCGTCTTGGAGTCGTGTGAGATTGTTTTCTTCAATGATTTGTTTCCACATTGTCCATGACACGTCGAGCCGGTTAAGGATTTCGAGGGCTGGGATGTTGAACTGGTTCAGGAACAGGATTTCGTGGGTGTAGTAGTTTTTCTCATAGGCGTCCCATCCGCTTCGGTGCCTGTTGGGCTGGTTTTTGGGGTAGGCTTCCCGGCATACTTTGTGCAAATGTTTGGCCATGTCGTCGGGTAGTTTAATGTCGGGATTGGCGCGGATCATGGATCGCATCCCATCATAGGTGGTGCCCCAGGTGTGCATGATGTGTAGTGGGTTGTCTCCATCAGCCCATTTTTCTGCACAGATGGCGAGGCGGATACGCCTCCTGGCTGCCTGGCTGGTGTTGCGCCTGTGGGGGATGGGGCACGTGTCGAGGGGATCCATGATGTTTTAGTGCACCTTTCTGGTTTCGTGTTGTTGACGTGTTTTACTGTAGCACAGTGTCTAGTGCTTGTGTCAACCCTGTTTTTCCGGCCTGCAGGTAGGTGTCTGTGACATCCCCCAGGGTGAGGGGCACATGGGTGGCTTGCGGTAATGCTTGGGTTAGGGTTTGGGCCATCTTGTCTCCCGCGGGGTCTGGGTCTGACCAGATGTAAACATGGTCGTAGCCTTCAAAGAATTTGGTCCAAAAAGTTTGCCACGAGGTTGCGCCGGGTAGTGCTACGGCCGACCATCCGCATTGTTCGAGGATCATGGAGTCGAATTCGCCTTCGCAAATATGCATGTCTGTTTGCGGGTTGGCCATGGCGGCCATGTTGTAGATGGAGCCTGTGTCCCCGGCTGGGGTCAAATATTTGGGGTGGTTGTGGGTTTTGCAGTCGTGCGGGAGTGAGCAGCGGAAACGCATTTTTCGTATTTCGGCTGGGCCGCCCCAAACGGGGTACATGTATGGGATGGTGATGCACTGGTTGTAGTTTTCGTGGCCGGGGATGGGGTCATTGTCGATGTATCCAAGGTGGTGGTAGCGGGCTGTTTCTTCGCTGATGCCTCTTGCTGAGAGCAGGTCGAGTATGTTTTCGAGGTGGGTTTCGTAGAGGGCCGAGGCTTTCTGGATTCGGCGGCGTTCCGCAATGTTGTATGGGCGTATGCTGTCGTACATTCGGGTTTTCTTCTTCTAATCGTTGTTTCAGTTTGTGGAGTCCGCCTCCGACACCGCATGTGTGGCAGTACCAGACGCCCTTGTCGAGGTTGATGCTCATGGAGGGCTGGTGGTCGTCGTGGAACGGGCAGAGGATGTGTTGCTCGTTTCGGGACGGATTGTAGCGTATCCGGTAGGTGTCGAGGAGGCGGCAGGTGTCAGAGGTGTGAGAGGAGCTCGTTGAGGGTTGATACCACATAGGCTTCGCTCCAGGGTTTGTTGCGCTGTTTCATGATGACGAGTCCGATGGTGGAATTGTTTTGTTTGTTTCGGTGTGTTTCGTAGTTGCGTGCCTCCCGGCTGGCTTGTTTCACGAATTGGGCTAGGTGGGGTTGGCCGGCTTTCGCTTCGATCACATAGGTTTTGTTGCCGGTTGTGAGGATGAGGTCGCCTTCATCCTCTTTACCGTTGAGGTGGAGGCGTTCGATGTTGTGTCCGGTGTCGCGTAGCTGGTGCAATAATCGTGTTTCCCATTCTGCGCCTGCCCGGCGGTTGCGTGCCTGCTGTGTGGCCATCATAGTCCTTTGTGTGTTGTGGTCATGTTCCAGGGCTGTTTTTCTACTAGGGGCCCGAAGAATGTGTATTCGGGGTAGGCTCTGAGTCGCTCATATTTTGTTCCGTCTGGGCTGGATTTGCCGGTTCTCTGTTTGAGTACGGCGATGCGTGCCTCGGCGGGGATGGTGAGCCCGTTGCCGTTGTCTTCGCCACCGTAGAGCGAGACTCCCAATATGAGTTGTGGTTTTTCTGAGAGGCCGTTTTTGATTTCCCTCCGTGCTGGGGGGTGTTCGATGTCGGAGCCGGTTTTGTCGGTTGCGTGGTGGGTGACAATGATGGTGGAGCCAGTATCCCTGCCTAATGCTGTGATCCATTGCATGGCTTCTTGCTGTGCCTGGTAGTCGGATTCGCAGTCTTGGATGTCCATCAGGTTGTCGATAACAATGAGTGGCGGGAAGGTGTTCCACATTTCCATGTAGGCTTGCAACTCCATGGTGATGTCTGTCCATGTGATGGGTGACTGGAAGGAGAATGTGATGTGTTCGCCGTGGTGGATGCTGTCTCGATAGTATTCTGGCCCGTAGTTGTCAATGTTGTGTTGTATCTGTTGGGTGGTGTGTTGGGTGTTGAGGGAGATGATTCGTGTGGAGGCCTCCCAGGGTGTCATGTCCCCTGATATGTAGAGGGTGGGCTGGTTGAGCATGGCGGTGATGAACATGGCTAGCCCTGATTTTTGGCTGCCGGAGCGCCCCGCAATCATCACCAAATCCCCTTTGTGGATGTGCATGTCCAGGTTGTCATATAAGGGTGCTAGTTGGGGTATGCGGGGCAGCTCGGCTGCGGTTTGGGAGGCTCTCTCGAAGGATCTTTGGAGAGAGAGCATCGGAGCCTTAATCTATCTGTCTATCGGTTGGATGTGTATTGGTGGTCAGATGGAGTCGATATCGATATCAGCATCAGTTGAGGCTGTGGTGTCGTCTAGCTGGCCGTTATCGCGCTTGTCTACGTATTCGGCAACCTTATCGTAGATGGCGTCGTCTAATGGTTTGAGCACGACCGCGTTGAACCCGTTTTTGGTGCGTACGGTGGCGAGTTTGAAGGCCTGCTCTTCGCCGAGATATGCTTCGAGGTCGCGGATCATGGAGTGTGGGCGGTCGTTGTTGCCGCGTGCTTTCTCGATAATGGCGTTGGGGATGGTTTCTGGGGTGCCGTTGTTGAGATCGTCTAGGGTGTGGAAGATGGTGACGTCGGCGTAGATGCGGTCTGCGACCTGTCCGCCGTAGCCTTCGGTGTCGTGTTCCACGTCGCGGATTTTGAAGGCGATGGCGGTGGCGTCCTGGTTTCGGGAGGGGTTGAAGAAGGTGCTGTTGCTGTTGTTGCGGTAGTTGGCGAGTCCCATTGTTGTTTCCTTTACTGTTTTGTTGGTTTGTTTGTTGTTTTTTATCGGGTGAGGCTGTTTCGTTTGCTGCGGAACGCCTCAGACACGTCAGGGTTACTGGTGATGATCTTCTTGTACTGTTTGAGGAGATCGGCTAGCTGTGTCTTGCTGGTGGCTTTGTTGATTTTGTTGATGATGATGTCGTTTTCCTGGTTGGCGATCTTGTTGACGTAGTCTTTGGCGGCTTTATCGTATCGGTCTTGAAGCAGGATTGCTGCGCTCGCTACGAGTGTTGCGAGGTCCCATTCTTTGGATACGGTTTCGTCTTTCAATCCTCCTAGCAGATCAATAATGGATTGTTTGATGTCTTCTGCCGTATCTCCGCGGATGACTGTCCATGGGGCGGCGTAGTCTCCACCATATTTGAGTGTGATCGTGAGTCGATCATTGTCTGTGGTGTGTTCTTCTGTCACTTGTTTTCCTTTTCTTTATTGTCTGTTTGGGGTGGCTGTACGGTGGATTCTACCGGGTACCTGTAGGCGTCTTTCCCGTTGACGGCCCAGCAGGCGTCCTTGACGGGGCATCCTTTACAGAGTGCTGTGACGTGGGGTACGAAGATGCCTTGACTGATTCCTTTCATTGCTTGACTGTACATGGATGATACATGCCGGTAGGTGTTGTTGTCAAGATCGTATAGTTCGGTGGATGTGCCTTGTGTCGGGGACTTGTCGTCGTTGCGGCTGGTGGCTGGCGTCCAAAACATGCCTTTCGTCACATGGATGCCGTGTTGGTTGAGCATGTACCGGTATGTGTGCAGCTGCATACTGTCTGCGGGTAGGCGTCCGGTTTTGAGGTCGAGTATAAAGGTTTCGCCGGTGTCGGTGTCGGTGAAAACGCGGTCGATGTAGCCGACTATTTTTGTGTCGTCGTCGAGGGTGGTTTCTACCGGGTATTCGATGCCTGGCTGGCCGTCTAGGATTGCGGTGATGTATTCTGGGTGGTTGCGCCTCCATGTTTTCCACCGGTCCACAAAGGTGGGGCCGTAAACCATCCACCAATTGTAGTCTTTCTTGTGTGGCCCGCCCGACTCGCACATGTTTTTGCACACTCGGCCGGAGGGTTTGATGTTTGTGCCTTCGGATTTGGCGAGGGCGACTTGGGTGTCGAAAATGTTTTTGAAGGATGCGAGTTTGTCTGGCAGTGCAGGGTATTCGGCGGGATTGTACAGGTGTAGGTCGTATTGTTCGGTGATGTGGTGTATGGCGCTTCCGGCGATGGTGGCATACCAGGTGTGGTGTTGGGCGTGGTAGCCGTGGGATAGGCGCCATTTTTCACCGCATTCGGCCCACTGTGACAGTGATGAGTAGGAGATGTGGCCTGGATTGTGGATGGTTTTCGGTTTTTGTGCTAGAGGCATTACTGGTCGCCTTTGTGGGTGTTCCATGGGTTGCGGGTGTCTACCCCGGCATTGTGTTGCTGGTATGCGAGGAGTGCGAGGCAGTGCCAGGCAGCATGTGCCAGGTGGGGTAGCCCGGATTCATAATCGAGGTTGTTTCCTTGCTGCCATGATAGCAGGTGCCTGTAGAGGGCGTCAACGCTGTGGCTCCACGGATAGCCGCCGGTCCAGTTGTTGTCGCCGTATTTGGTGGCGCCGTAGCCTGCCACGGAGCCTAGGGCGTGTAAGGCTGCGGGGTCGATGAGGGATAGCCTGCAAAGTTTGAGTTCTTTCTTGGCGCCAGTATCAGGGTCGGTGTACATGCGGGTGGGCTCATCCATGGTGTGTGTGCTCCTTGAGTGTGGGTTACTGGTTGGGGTTGTGGGCGAGTGCTACGGCGAGGATGATGATGGCGAGGGTTTCTGCGATGAGGATGGGTGTTGTGATCATTTGGTGTCGCGGGGATTGTTGGTGAGTGTGGAGGCGCCTAGGAGGGTGGTGAGGGCGCATGCGGCGATGATGGCGAGGGCTGCCTTGTGTGGGGTGCCGGTTGCGTACATCCATGTGATGATGGCGCCTTGGATCCATGCCAGTGTGGTGAAGAATGTTTCGTAACTGTGTAGCTCAATGTTGTTGTTGGGTGTGTTCATGCTTGTTCCTGAAGAATGGTGTTGATGGTTTTATAAATGTTGTACAGGTCGGTTTCGATAGATAACAGTTGGTGGATTTGGTGGTCGAGATTGATGTTTGGGTTGAGGGTGTTGATGCGGGAGGCGATGTCGGTTGCTGTGCGTAGTGTGCCGCCGGTGTGGTGAATAATGTGTGCCGTGTCGGCGAGTCCGGTGGTGACAGCGTAGTGGGAGAGGATGGGCATAGCGGGGGAATGCTCCTTGGCGGGTTACTGTTGCGGGTTGATGTTGAGGTCGGTGACGTGCGGGTGTTCTTCTGTTCCTGTGACGAGGCAGTGGACGGTGACTGGGAGTTTGGATGCGCCGGGCTGTTTCATGGTTGCGCCGTAGACGATGGAGAAGGTGTCTTTACCGATGGTTTTGTGGAGTTGGAGGTCGATGTCGGGGTTGCCGTTCCAGTTGACACCCTGTGCTGCAGCCATCTGCTCAGCCTTGTCATTGCAGGCGTGTGCCGCGGTGATCATGGTCAGCCCCTTGCTGGTTTCTTCACCCCGTGTTTGGGCTTGCTTGTGGGTTTTGGCTTGTTCGGCTTGTAGGGAGCGGGCTGCGGCGGCCTGCCGTGCCGCTTTCTCGGCTTTGCGCTGTTGGGTAGTCTTGGGGGTCCATTCGGTGTTGGCGGTGGTGGCCTGTGGGGCTGGCTGTGAGGTGAGTGGCGGGTTGTCGTCTGGGGCTGGCATGAAT